ACCATGTTGCAAAGATTAAAGAGACCCGTTTGCGTGATGATATTGCCACTGGCGCTCTCAGCCTGCGGGTTGCTGTCAAAGCCCCCCAGTGCGCCTTACAAGCCGCCACAGATACCGCCCCTGCCGGCGGAGATACAGAAACAACAGCCGAGCTTGACGGACGAGTTGCTCAAGCTCTTGTCGACATCACCAGCAGAGGCGACCAAGCCATCCGCAATCTCAACGCCTGCATCGACCAATACGAAACCATGAGGAGCATGAAATGAACTTATCCCCAAACTTCACCCTTGATGAGCTGACGCACACCGATCAACGCAATATGGACAACACGCCCAACGATGCCGAGCTGGAGAACTTGGTGCGCTTAGCTGAGTTTTTGGAACAGGTCAAAGAAGTGCTTGGTGGCAAACCAATCATCGTGAACTCTGCGTTTAGGTCAAAAGCCGTAAATGATGCAGTGGGTTCAAAAGATTCCAGTCAACATCGGCGTGGGTGTGCGGCTGATATTCGAGTGCCAGGCATGAAACCAGATGAGGTGGTCAGAGCGATTATTGAGGCTGGCTTGCCTTATGACCAAGTTATCAGGGAGTTTGACCGCTGGACGCACGTCAGCATACCCAATACTTCGGTGACTGCGCCACGGGAAATGGCTTTGATTATTGACAAATCAGGAACAAGGGCATTTGCTTAATCAGCGTAAAAATGCAGCATTGCCAATAAAACGCCAATGCCGATGATTGCGCCAATAAACAAAATTGCGATGGTTATGAGGACTTCCATTTTTTGCACATCTCCTGTACTTTTTGGGACTTTTTCTTTTTATCACAAATATTGCTGAGTTGTTTCAATTTGTACTGCATTTGCATTTGTGCTGGAGTTGGTGGAAGTGGTGGGTCTTTCGGCAATAAACCCGCCACGCCCAGCCAACAGCACACAGCGCCAACAAGTAGTCGGTCAAATATCATTCTTCGCCCTCATGTTCTTTGAGCCTGCGCTGTAACCGACCGATGCGTTCTACGTTGTAAGTGACGATAGAGGCCGCGTACTCAACTGCCGACTCAGCCTCCAGCTTCTTGATAACCGCCTCTCGCAGTTCCTTGGCGATGATTTCGTTGATGGTCTTTGGCCTAGTCAACTCTTTAAGGTATTTCAGCGTTGGGTCAATCAAGTTCATTTAAGCGCCCTAATAAAAATAGCAAAGCTGTGCAGTGTGTCCTGACCAAAACCCTCCATTTTCTCGATATGCTGTGCAACCTCCTCAATAACTTGGTCTCGGTAAGGGTTGGTTGACACGTTTTGCACGGCACGTTTACGCCACAGGCTTTGGCGTTCCAGTTCATTGAATGCTTCATCTTCTTCAGTCATATCAACTCCCGCTGTATAGGCACGAAACACCATTCACGTTCTGCTCTGCCTGACTTGGACTTGGTGACTCGACCAGTTAACTCAACCAAGCCTATCTTGGCCAACTCAGGCAACCGCCTTGCGACTTGATTGCCATCCAGCCCAGTCAGTTCAGCGATGCCATCTTTGCCCCGTGCGCCAAAACGCTGGAGGCAACCCACTATTAAGTCAAAGTGCTGCCGAGCCAAATCTTGTGCTTGGTCTGCGGCGGCGTGGCTGGTGGCCGGGTCAAGAGACCTTGCCAGATTAAAATGGGATTGTTGTATCGTCATTGTCAAACTCCCGAGGCTGTTGGCGTTCAGTTGGCTTGAGGTCGTAACAGTTTGCCCAACCATCCCAACCGCCCTTGGGCAGCGGCATCACATCCAGTTTGATTTTAAGATTGCCGTTATCTTCAAACACCGAGCCGATGTTTTGATAGCGTTTCTTTTCCTCGCCCATCTTATTGACGTATGAGCCAGTAACCACAGTGATGTCTTTAATCTTTTTCATGCAAGGCTTTCAAGTTGTTGGATTTTCAGGTCTACATCACCCAGAAATTGGATGACTGAATTCTCAAGCGAATCAACCAGTTGTTTGTCAAAGTTGATGCGTTTGATGAATAGTTGGTATTTTTCTGGCATCCGTGGGTCAAAGGATACAAAGTCGCACCACGGGCGTTCTGTGCAGGCCATTTGCCACATCATTTGAGTGATGTACTTTTCGGGCACTTTTTGGTCAAGCAGGGTTGCAATGTGGGTTGCGGTATTGGGGCATTTGATTTCCACCAAACCATCACCCGCCAAGCCATCAGGAGACGCACCAGACATCGTGATAGATGGGTGGGTAATGAACCCTACCTCAGATACCAAAATGTCCACCTTGGCCTCGTAAGCGGCTCGGGCAAATGGTTCGGTATCTGTACCCCACTGCATTGCTGAGTTGCTGAATGACTCGGCAGGCTTGCCTGTCATGCGTTCGCACACGAGCTGGGCCATGTAATTGTCCCTGCTGGTGCTGTAACCCGTCTTGGTCTTGGCGATGATGTCCGCAACCCTGCTGGCGGTGACCTTGCCACATCTGGCGGCAAACCATTCTGTTGTACCTTGGTCCATTATTTAGCCCCTTCCAGCAAAGCCTTTTTAGCGTCTTTTTTGGCGATGACCTTGGTAACCCATGCCTGTTCGCCTTTGGTGGCTGTATAGGCCGTTTTATAGGTTTTCTGCAACTCTGCAATGGTGGTGACTTCATCCATTGCAGCCAGCAAATCAGCCATTTGGTTCTCGTTAACCTCGGACTTAACCTCAGTGCGTCTGCTGGCGCTGTTGCCATCGTCATCCTCTGGTGCAATACCGCAGGCAGCCATCAAACTGTACCGCCTGGCATAAGTCAGGGCAGACCCAAACCCTTGCGGGTCTTGTTTGGCGGCTGGAACGTGCAGGGTGCCGCACTCGAGCATTTCACCCGATTCGTGCAGGAATACAGTTTCAACCATAACCCCATCGTTGCAGTCGTAATTCTTTTGAATCAGGGCAATGCCGTTGTCGTTCAGCCCTTGGATGACTGCCTCAACGCAGGCGGCAAGGTCGGCATAGCGGCTTTTGAAGTGCGGGTTGGTAGAAGATTTCAGGGCAGGGCCAAAGGCTTTTTGTGCTTTGACCAGTGCGGTTGCGATGTTTTTCATTTTGAGACTCCTGTTTATTTGTAACGTGGGCCGCAAGTCACATCAACAACCGTTTCAGCGGAGTATCCGTTTATCTTGCGTTTTGCATAAATTGGAATTGCACGAAGTCCTGCGGTTTCGCACTGTTTAATTCCATCGATCACTTCATTTCTACCCATCGACTGAATGTGTTTATCCATGACCAGTTCTTGCATGGTGGTCTCGCCCCGTGTTTCTACGGATGCTGGTGTTTTGCTGGCACAACCGACCAAAGCCAAAAGTAAAAAAATGTATTTCATTGTTTGCTCCTTAAAAAGTTTTGTTGAAATGTGCATTGATTGCCCGACCCACACGCTGGCGACTTGGCGGCTCGTAACCAGCGTATTCTTTGACCTCTTGCTCAATCCATTGGAAGTGCAGCTTGGGCAAGTCGTAAGTGATGTCGACACCATCTTTGAAAACAAAGATGTCAAAGTGACCATCGGCATAGCAATCTTCATCTTCATACCAAGTCCACTTGACTGTGACTTCATCCCAAATCAGGAAAGTGGTGAATTCGCCTTCTTCTTCGTCATACATGATTAAGGTCTCCAGTACAGAACATCAAGAATGACCACCACGATGGCGGCAACGGATACAAACCAGAGGGCAACATTTGCCCAGTTGGTTGGTTTTTTGTAGTGTTCAATGTCAAACATGGTTTTTCCTTTGTGGGGCTTGCGCCCCGTTTGGTTTACTTAACAATTTCAATTAATGCTGTGCCGTGGTATTTATCGGCAACTTCAGTCATTGCCTTGATAAATTCTTGGCCTGCTCTTGCGCGATTGCGATAGGCCCATTCCAGATTGGTTTTGGCGGCTGCTTGTTGGCGAAGGTCACCTTGCTCAAAAGGGATTTCTTCTTTGCTCATCATCCGAACTTTTACAGTTTTAGGAGTAAGTTCACCAGACTTTACTTTTTCAGCCTTGGCAATCAATTCAGGTATTTCTGCGCTAATGTTAGAAATAATTTTGTCTGTCATGGTGCGGCTTACTTGGACTGGTGGGAAGTTGCGACCAGAGCAAACACCAGAAAACCAGCCTTCTTTTACTGTGTAACCATGCTTGGACATTAAGCCACCAACAACAGCTTGTTGGCGACCGCAGCATTGGCAATTGCCGCGAATTTGTTTAGTTACATTCATCTTGCTTTTCCTTAAAGACCCTGTGCGGAATTGCTGGGGCATGGGTGCATTATTAAGTAAAGTTAACCCCATGTAAAGGGTTTTTTATAGGGACTTTCCCTAGTGTTGCTTTTAAGTTAATCCAAGTTACAATGGCGCAATGACAAAAGAACAGCTTATCAAATTGGCAGGGTCACAGAGTGAGCTTGCAAGGCTTTTGGGCATCAGCAAGCCTGCGGTCTGCCAGTGGAAGGCACAAATCCCTGAGTTGCGTTTGCGCCAGCTCAAGGACTTGAAGCCTGAGTGGTTTTTAACGGAGGAAACATGAAAAAAGCACTGATTGCAATTTGGATTGCAGTATCAACCACAACAGTCTGGGCGGCTTGCTCAACGCACACTTACTATGCCAATGGAAGGTATGTCACCTGCACCACCTGCTGTTATGGAAATAATTGCAACACAAGCTGTTATTGAGTTAAAATAAAAAAAAGACGCTTGGCGGCGTTTCACAGTGGGGCTACCCCTGATGTCTGCTGGTACTGTGCCAGTCCGCCAACACCCGCAAGGGTGAGACCTCAGGGTTAGCCCTTTTTTTTGGGCTTTTATGCACTATTACAAACGAAACCTTGGCGACTATGCAAAGAAAGCTGGTCGGCTAACTATGCTTCAGCACGGTTCGTACACGCTTCTTATTGATTCGTGCTATGACCGTGAAGTATTCCCCACATTAGAGCAGGCACTTGAATGGACTTGGGCATCGACAGAAGCAGAGGTCGAGGCTGTAAAGTTTGTTTTATCTAGGTTTTTCACGCTGGATAAAGATGGCTGCTATGTGCAAGACAGAATCCTGCAAGAGTTGCTTGAATACCATGCTAAAGCAGACACGAATAAACGTATCGCCATTGAAAGAGAAACGAAGCGTAGGGAAAAAAGCACGAACCGTGAACAAAGCGTAAACGAACCTCCACCTAACCATAAACCAATAACCAATAACCATAAACCAATAAAAGAAAGAGCAACTAGCGTTGCTTGCCCTCCTGATGTAAACGAACAGGTTTGGCAAGATTGGCTGCAACTGCGGAAATCAAAAAAGGCATCAGTCACCGAAACCGTGGTTAAGGGCGCACGGGCTGAAGCTGCCAAGTTGGGGTGGGAATTAGAAAAGTTTTTGGTTGAATGGTGTACCAGAGGTAGCCAAGGCTTAAAAGCTGAATGGATTACTGAAAAACAAACACAAAATGGCCTGACAAAAACAGGGCAGCGCAATGCCACTGTCCTGCAAGGCTTAACTCGTGGGTTACTTGGAGGGCAAAGCAATGTCCAATTACTCAAATAACGAATGCACTCAGGATGAAGGGCTGGACTACATTTTTGGCCGCATGAGTGCAATTTACGGGGCAGCATTTTTGCGGCACTGGGAGGGCGTTGACCTCGAGCTGGTGCGGCAAGAATGGCAAAAGCAGCTTGGCAACTTTTTGACTTATCGCCCAAGCATGGACTACGCCATTGACCGTTGCCATGCTGATTACCCGCCAAGCGCAATTAAGTTCCGAGAATTCTGCAATGCAGGGCCAAACATTCCGCGAAACCAAGCCCAGATTGAATACAACCCAAAGCCTGTTGACCCTGAAGTTATTGCCGAGGCCAAACGCAAACTTGCTGAGTTAAGGTCAAGATGGACGAATTAGAAAAATTAATGTGCAGTGCGCCTGGTTGCCAGAAACGCTGGTCTGTCCACATAAATGGACAAAAGCCAATGTGCTCAGAGCACCAATGGTCGGACAAAAAGCCTGCAACCAAGCGGGATATTGCAGTCGCAACATTTACGCAACCACCAGCCCAGCACTGGCAAGATGATGAGATTTTTTAATGCATGACCACAAATCCCTACTGGACAGAAGACGGGAAGGCCAAGAATTTAGCCTTGCTGACATCAACCGAGCGTTGCAAGATGCTGGAGACCTTGCGCCAGACCGAAGCAAGAGACTGGATTCGCCGATACCGACTGAAAGCAAAACAACTGGGGGCACTAGCAGCACAGGCATGGTGGGAGGGTGTCAAATTGAGCCTAAAGAAGCGGCGTGGCCAGGCTGGTCTCGATACCTTGATTGCAGAAATGGAGAGACAACGTGATGTCAATCGTCTTTGATGTGCCGCTTGAACCCAAGGGCAAAGGCAGGCCGAGGTTTTCCCGACATGGAAAGTTCACCAAGGTTTACACCGACCAAGCAACACTTGATTACGAAACCGCAATCCAACTGTGCGCCAGCAAAGCAATGGGGGTAAGCAAGCCCATAGAAACGCCTGTGAGTGTTTATTTGTACATCAGGGTATCAATTCCTAAGTCGTACTCAAAAAAGCGCACAGAGGCTTGTTTAAGCGGTTCTGAGCGCCCAGCAAAGAAGCCAGATATTGACAATATTGCAAAAGCATTTTTGGACGCAATGAACGGTACGGTTTACCTTGACGATACTCAAGTGGTTGACTTGAACATCAAAAAGATTTACTCAGCGGTGGCTGGGGTGGATGTAGCAATTATGGAGGCTGCATGAACCCTTACAAAATAACCGAACCAACGTGCATCAGTTTTAGCGGTGGGCGCACAAGTGCCTATATGTTGTATAAAGTATTAGAAGCTGGGGGGGGGCAACTGCCAAGCGAGGCTGTTGTTTGCTTTGCCAATACTGGCAAGGAAGATGAGGCCACATTGAAGTTTGTACAAGCCTGCTCTAACAATTGGAATGTCCCTATCGTTTGGCTTGAGTTTGCTAAAAACCCGCAGAAATTTGTTGAAGTTGACTTTAAAGCAGCATCCAGAGATGGTGAACCCTTTGCCGAGATGATTCAACAAAAGCAGTTTTTGCCAAACTCAGTTATGCGATTCTGTACAACAGAACTCAAGATTCACCCGATAACTCGCTTCATGAAGTCAAAAGGGTTTGATGAATTTCAGACTTTTGCAGGGATTCGGGCTGATGAACCAAGGCGAGTCAGTAAATTGCGGCAAACAGTCCATGCACCCTTGGCCTTGGCTGGTGTCACCCAAACCCATGTCCAGCAGTTTTGGAAAGAAAACGATTTCGATCTTGGTCTTCAGTTTGTGGACAAGATAACACCGCTTGGAAACTGTGATTTGTGCTTTATGAAGGGCGCACATCAACTAATGTCCATCATTCAGCATGAGCCTAATCGGGCTATTTGGTGGGCAAAGCAAGAGGAAATCATTGGCGGCAGATTTTCAAAAGACCGCCCGACCTATGCTTCAATGAGCCAATTTGGAAAAGACCAAATAGATTTGTTTGACGCAACAGAGGAAACAATAGCTTGTTTTTGTGGAGATTAAATGAGACCAGAAGATGCGGCGCAAGCCATCAGAGATAAAGCCCCAGCATTTGGGGAAGCCAAAGCCCAACGGGTTTACCTTGAGGAATTCCGCAAATCCAAAAAAGCCCTGCTGATGAAAGATGCCTTAACATTGGGCATTGAAGCGGCAAACGCACAGGAGCGGGAAGCATATGCCCACCCAAGTTATCAACAGCTTATCCGGGGGTTGGCTGAAGCTATTGAAAAAGAGGAAACGCTGAAATGGGAGATTGAGGCGGCACGGCTGGACATTGAGATTTGGCGTTCACGTGAAGCAACCAACAGAAACCAAGACAGGGCGCACCAGTGAAATGCCCAGTTTGTGGAACATGGACAATCGTCAAAGAGACCCGAACATCAACAGGCAACACGAGGCGCAGGCGCATGGAATGTGCAAATGAGCACAGGTTTACAACACTGGAGACAATCGTTGATAGAAAAACACCAATACATCAGAAGCAAAAAACTGCTGAAGATGGTGGCAAGTCTTGACTGCCAAGCCTGCGGGTCGGGTCACATGGTCCAAGCCGCACACACAAACTGGGGCGGTGGTAAGGGCAGAGGAATCAAAGCGGATGACAATCTGGTGGCGGCTTTATGCTTGAAATGCCATTACGAGATTGACCAAGGGAAAACACTAAGCAAACAGGAAAGGCAAGATTTATGGCAAAAGGCGCATATTGCAACCATTGCGGCTCTCGCAGAAGATTGGCCTGTGGATGTTCCCAAACCGATGGAGACTTAAATGAAAACCGTCAACAAACCCAAAACTAAACCAAAAAGCCCAGACAGAACAGAACTAGCCGAATTGGTATTTGCGGGTATGCGAAACGGTCTAAGCGCCCACCAAGCCTGCAAACAAATCGGCCTGCCTCAAAGTACATTTAACCACTGGCTTAATGATGACTCTAAAATGGCGGCAGAGTACGCGCGCGCGAGGGAAGACTTAATCGAACACATAGCCTCGGAGACCTTAAGAATTGCTGATACTCCTGTTGGAAGTACAGACAGCGGCGCAACCGATTCGGGCGCAGTGCAAAAACAGAGATTGCAGGTTGACACTAGAAAATGGCTTTTGTCTAAGTTAGCCCCGAAAAAATGGGGCGATAAGTTAGAGCTTTCCAGTGACCCAGAAAACCCGCTGTTTGAAAAACTTGAACGTGTTGTAGTCAAAAATGGGTAAAACCCTGCAAATCCACACTCCAGAATGGTGCTTGCCATTGCTTGAGCCAGCCCGATACAAGGGCGCATGGGGTGGTCGGGGCAGCGGTAAGTCCCATGCCTTTGCCGAGCTGATGATTGAGGAACACATCATCGACCCCAAGCGCAGAAGCGTTTGCGTGCGTGAAATACAGAAGTCCCTTAACCAATCGGTCAAACGCCTGCTGGAGACCAAGATTGAGGCCATGAATGCGGGGGCGTACTTTGAAGTACAGGATTCGGTCATCAAGTCCAAAAAGGGCGATGGGGCGATTATTTTCCAAGGGATGCAGAACCACACCGCCGACTCGATTAAGTCGCTGGAAGGGTACGACTGCGCTTGGGTTGAGGAAGCCCAAAGTCTGAGCCAGACCAGTCTTGACCTATTGAGACCAACAATCCGCAAGCCCAACAGCGAACTGTGGTTCACATGGAACCCTCGCCAGGAATCTGACCCAGTGGATTTTTTATTGCGTGGACCAGAGCCGCCAGCCAGTGCAACGGTCATCAAGGTGAATTTTGGGGAAAACCCGTGGTTTCCTGATGTCCTGCGGGAAGAGATGGAGTACGACAAACGGCGTGACCCTGACAAATACCAGCACGTTTGGATGGGTCAGTACCTACGAAACAGCAACAGCCGGGTATTCAGAAACTGGAAGGTTGAAGATTTTGATGCCCCACAAGAAGCAATCCACCGACTGGGTGCGGACTGGGGATTCTCTGTTGACCCAACAGTTTTGGTGCGATGCCACATTATTGGGCGAACCCTGTACATTGATTACGAGGCTTACATGGTGGGGTGTGAGATTGTCAACACGCCTGAACTGTTCATGCAAGTGCCAGAGGCTGAGAAGTGGCCTATCGTTGCCGACTCAGCCCGACCAGAGACCATCAGCCACATGAAGCGCAATGGCTTTCCAAAAATCATGACTGCGGTCAAAGGGCCAAAGTCGGTCGAGGAGGGCATCGAGTTCTTGAAGAATTATGACATTGTGGTTCATCCTCGCTGTATTCACACCATTGACGAACTGAGTCTGTACAGTTATAAATCAGACCCATTGACGGGGCGAATCCTGCCCCAGCTTGAGGACAAAAAGAATCATGTGATTGATGCTTTGCGGTATGCGTGTGAGGGTATCAGGCGGTCAGCGGTCACAAAACCAGCTACATTTACGCCATTGCCCAATGTCAAACGCTGGTAGATAATCGCTTCAAAGGACAAATATGGCACGAATACCCAATGACCAACGCCTTGCCAATCTGCACGCTGAAGCACTGCGGCAGTTCAACGATATACAAACTGCATTGCGGGATGAACGCCTGCAATGCCTGCAAGACAGACGGTTTTATTCTCTCTGCGGCGCACAGTGGGAAGGCCCATTGTGGGATCAGTACGAAAACAAACCCAAGTTTGAGGTCAACAAAATCATGTTGGCGGTCATTCGCATCGTCAATGAATATCGCAATAACCGCATCACCGTTGACTATGTAAGCAAAGACGGGACTGAAAACGACAGACTGGCAGAAGTCTGTGATGGTCTGTATCGTGCTGATGAACAGGCATCGGTTGCTGATGAGGCTTACGACAACGCCTTTGAGGAAGCCGTGGGCGGTGGCATTGGCGCATGGCGCTTACGGACTGTCTACGAGGACGAGGAAGACCCAGAGAACGAGCGCCAGCGCATCAGGTTCGAGCCAATCTTTGATGCTGACTCCAGCGTGTTCTTTGACCTAAATGCCAAGCGACAAGACAAGTCGGACGCTAAGTATTGCTTTGTGGTCACCAGCATGACCCGTGAAAGCTACAAAGAAACCTACAACGATGACCCAACGGACTGGCCAAAAATCATCCATCAATACGAGTTTGACTGGGCAACACCAGACGTAGTGTTTGTGGCTGAGTACTACAAGGTTGAGGAAAAGACCGAGGTTATCCGCATATTCCAAGCGATTGATGGGACTGAGGAACGCTATACCCAGACGGACTTTGCGAACGATGAGGCGCTAGAGGAAACCCTGATGGCAATCGGCACTCGCGAGGTGCGCCAAAAGCGTATCAAGCGGATGCGAGTTCGCAAATACATCATGTCGGGCGGCAAGGTGCTCGAGGACGCAGGCTACATTGCAGGCCGAAACATTCCCATTGTGGTGGTCTACGGCAAGCGGTGGTTTGTGGACAACATTGAGCGTTGCATGGGTGCTGTGCGCCTAGCTAAAGATGCCCAACGCCTTAAGAATATGCAACTGTCCAAGCTGGGCGAGATAAGCGCACTGTCTAGTATCGAAAAGCCCATCATGACCCCTGAGCAAGTAGCAGGGCATCAAGTGATGTGGGCTGAAGACAATCTGCGGGATTACCCTTATCTGCTGGTCAACCCAATCACTGGGCCAGATGGCAACACTCAAGTGACTGGGCCATTGGCTTACACCAAGTCGGCAGCAATCCCGCCTGCAATGGCGGCACTGTTGCAGATTACCGAGCAGGATATGCAGGACATTTTGGGCAACCCACAAGGGGCTGACAAGATGGTTTCAGGCGTATCAGGCAAAGCGGTAGAGATGATTCAAACCCGTGTGGATATGCAGACCTTCATCTACATGAGCAACTTCGCCAAGGGTATGAAGCGATGCGGCGAGATATGGCTTGGCATGGCAAAGGAAATCTACACCGAGGACAAGCGCAAGATGAAAACCATTGCCCCAACTGGTGAGGCTGGCATGGTCGAACTGATGCAACCCACGATTGACACCGAGACTGGTGCTGTGGTGATGGCAAATGACCTGTCCAGCGCCACATTTGATGTGGTTGCCGAGGTTGGACCATCATCCAGCAGTAAACGTGCGGCCACGGTCAGAGCGTTGACAGGAATGCTTCAAATCACCCAAGACCCTGAGACCCAGCAAGTTCTGACTGCAATGGCGATGATGAACATGGAAGGCGAGGGCGTTGGGGATGCAAATGCTTATTTCCGCAAGAAGTTACTGCGGATGGGTGTTGTACAGGCAACCGAAGATGAAGCACAGGAAATGATGGTAGAGATACAGGGTCAGCCTCAAGACCCCAATGCCGTATTCCTGCAAGCAGCGGCTGAAGAGGCAATGGCTAAGGCGGCTAAAGCCAGAGCCGATACCGTGGACACAATCGCCGATGCCGAATACAAACGTGCCAAGACTGTTGAAACGCTGGCAAAAGTGGACATGGATTCGCAAGAACGTGCTATGCGGATGATGGAGACGGTTGTCCCGCCTGGCCAGATTGAACCAACACCAGGCACACGGGTTATGGTCGAGCCAGGGGTTTAAGACATGGCTGATTTGCGAGAATCTGCCAGAGACCCCCGTGGGGACTTTATGCAGGCAACCCCTAGAGAGCCAATCTCAGGGTTTTTGTCTGACTTGACGGCATCACTTTACAGCCCAGAGCGAACCCAAACCCTGCAAGGCATAGCACGGTTTTTTGATGTGCCAGAGTTGAGCCGAACTTTGAACAGGTATTCTTACGGACAGCCAATCACCAATATTGGCAAAGCAAACGTGCCGCTGATACCTGATGACACAGCGGCGGCGGCGTTATTGGTCGCACCATTGGCTACTAA